TTTTGGGAATAAATGATATTGAAATTTTTATTCAAAATGAAAATATCTTGCTATAACTTTAAAAACATTGTTAATAACTTTATTTTCAATGGTTTTGAGTAATTCATACAAAAAAGATAAACATTGAATAACTTTTCAAAACAAATGAATAATTTTTAGAAAATTGGTGTAAAATTGGTGTAGTGGTGTAAGATTGGTGTAGAAAAGCCCCATACAAAACAAAAAAATATATGACAGAAAGTTGAGCGAAAGATGACACTTTTGGCTCTTTTTTTATGCGAAAATATAGGTAGAAGGAGGTTGATGGAAATGTTTTCAGATGAAGTCCTAGAGAAAATTTTCAGTCGTGAAGATGTAATGAAGATACCTCTTACTTATCAGTCCGTTATGGTTCGGGCGGTGCAGGAGGTTTTAGAGAAGGAGGGAATCGACTATGCAACCAAATCCTTATCAGAGCATGAACTATAATATCCAGCAAGCATATCCGCAGTATGGGTACAATCCATACTTTCAACAGACGCGGATGCAGCAACCGCAGATAGAACAGGTGCAGCCAGTAAATCAGCTTCAACAGCAGATGCCGCGTGGCGTAAATGGGCGCGTGGTGCAGTCTGTGGAAATGATAACGGCAAATGATGTGCCTATGGATGGTTCGGCGGCGTTCTTTCCGATGCAGGATATGAGTGCAATATTTGCTAAGTCTTGGAACGCTGACGGAACGATTAAAACCGTAACTTTCAAGCCAGTAAATGAGACTGCACCTCAAAATTCGGCTCAGATTCAAGAAAATCTCAAATTTGAACTGTCGGAAGGTACGGTTACAGCTTTCATGGATAGATTTGATGAACTGTCTGAAAGATTAGAACAGTTGGAACTCTCCGTAAATAAAACCGCTTCAAAATCCAGTACACAATCGACCAAAAGAAAGGCGGATGCAGAATGAAGAATTTATTTCAACTCCTTGGCGGTATAAGAAACCCGCAACAATTTTTACAGAGCATGATGAACAATAGTCAAGTGATGGGAAACCCTATGGCGAAAAATGCCATTGATATGATGCAGAAGGGGGATGCCAAAGGCGTAGAGCAGATGGCAAGAAACCTCTGCAAAGAGAAAGGGGTAAACCCTGACGAAATAATGCAACAAATAAAAAACAAGTTTGGTATGTAATCGCATATTAGAGGTTTGCGCGCAAAAAACCTAGGTGCCTCTTTATGAAAAAAATTCAAAAGGAGGAATCTAATATGTTCAACTCTACAAACAATACACCTTTTACTATGCCTGTAATGCCGGCAACTGGCGGTTATGGCAATGACGGTGCGTTCAGCGATGGCGGCTGGCTGTGGATAATCGTAGTTTTTGCCTTGCTTTTTGGATGGGGCAATAACGGTTTCGGCGGTTTCGGCGGTAATGGTGGCGGCTATGTAGCAACGGCAGCCACACAGGCGGATATTCAGAGAGGCTTCGATACACAGTCTATCATTGGCAAACTGGACGGTATTTCCAACGGTATGTGTGATGGTTTCTATGCACAGAACACAACCTTGATGAACGGTTTCCATAGCGTTGATAATGCTATCTGCAATTTTGGATACCAGACACAGCAGGGGTTCAATACAACTAATGTTGCTCTGATGCAGAGCCAGAACGCATTACAGGAACAGCTTGCGGATTGCTGCTGTCAGAACAGAGAAGCAATCGCTCAGGTAAGATACGATATGGCGCAGGATACTTGTGCATTGCAGAACACGATGAACACAAATACCCGTGACATTATCGACAACCAGAACGCAGGAACAAGAGCAATCCTCGACTACCTGTGCGCTAAGGAAAACGCCGACCTGAGAGATAAGGTTCAGAAGCTGGAACTGGCTGCTTCTCAGTCAGCGCAGAACGCTTATATCGCGGCAAATCAGGACGCGCAGACAGCGGAATTGATTAGAAGAATCAACCCTATGCCTGTACCTGCGTATAACGTTCCTGCCCCTTATCCTTATTCTGGATATGGTAACGGTTGCGGTTGTGGTTGCTAATGACGGACAACCAAAATAAAGGGCTATCTTACTTAGATATGCTTACCGTCCTGTCTGTGTTTTTGCAGCTTGTGACTTGCCAACAGGTATCGAACGATACGCTGTTGAAGGAATTGCATAGGCAGGATGGATATTATCTGGATAAGATAATGAAAGACCAGAAGGAAATACTAAAAATGCTATCTGATATTAAATCAGACTTCGCCCACAGTGGTTGATACAAAGAGGGTAGGCAGAAGTCTACCCTTAATTTTTTTAGGAGGTGTTATTTTATGGCTTGTAAGAACGTATGCCGACTTTGCGATAATTTCATTATGTCGCAGTCAGTGAATTTTACAGGTGGAAATCTGATTATAGATTTACCCGCAGGCAGTTATGCCGACTGCCGAAAAGTTTGTATTGTGGTGGCACAGAAAATCCCCGATACCACTACAATCAATGCTCCTGTTTTTATTACGATTGGCGGTGGGGCTGTTCAGTATCCGCTTATGAAACGTAATTGCAGACAGGTTGTTGCATCTGGCTTGAGAACAAGAACCAGATACAAAACCGTAGTTGAGACAACGAATGATTCTGGATTGTTCAGAATGATAGGGGAACCCTGCTGTACACCTGATAACAGGTTATCTGCTATCAACGGAGAAAGTGCCCCTGCAACAACTAGCGGAGGTGAATAATTTATGCACATTGAGAGAATGCACAAAATGATTGAATGTCTTTGCGAAAAGGCATGGTCTAAAATGGAAAACGGTCTGGAATGTGTTGATACCGCCGAAATGGGGCAGGTTGTTGACATGATTAAAGACTTAAACGATGCCGAATACAAAGCAGTCATTACAAAAGCTATGCAGAAGGCAGAAAAAGAGGACGAAGAAGAAGATAAGGAAATCCTTAGACGATTGAAATCTGAATATGGCGAAGATGGCGAACGGCGTTTCTATGACCATTACAGATACGCTAATGGTAGATTTGCACCAAAGGGCAGAGGAACACGCAGAGGATATACAGAGCCGCCTTATTACTTCCAGACACCCGATATGTACCACGAATGGGATAGCAAGAGTGACGCAGAGCGTGGCAGGGATTTAGACCGCATGGGCGGCAGAATGTACTACACCGAACCTATGATGAGCGGTTACGACAAGGCAAAACGCCACTACACAGAAAGCAAGGAAATGCACAAGGGCAATTCTCAGGCTGATAAAGAGCAAAAGATGCGCGACCTTGAAGCATACATGAAAGAACTTTCTGGTGATGTGACAGAGATTCTTTCGGATATGACACCAGAAGAACGTACTCTGTTGAAAGCCAAAATGACAACACTGTTGCAGAAAATCGGCTGATGCAAAATAGGATAGGGGTTATCTTGCCCCTATCTTTTTTAATCGGGGGTGATGGAATGGTATTCGAGATAAATGGCGTGAAATGGAGTGTTGTTTCGGTTGCGCCATCCTCAGACTGCCTGCGCCGCTCTGACGGTAGTTTTACAGTCGGCGTGACCGATAACACTACGCATTGCATTTGCCTTTCAAATCGGCTTGTAGGCGGCTTTAAGAGGAAGGTACTGATACACGAATTATGCCACGCAGTCTGTATGTCCTATAACATACATATCCCATTGGAACAGGAGGAATTTTTATGTGACTTCGTGGCTACTTATGGGGATGAAGTTTTCGATATGGTAGATATGATGGTCGGGGAAATTCGGAAAACGGCATAAAAAAAGGGAGTATACCGAAATTGATATACTCCCGATTTTTGCGTAGCTTATGATTGACATTTACGAAAGGGTGTACTGTTATTATACCATTTTCGTGAACCAAAGTAAATGGTTATTTTTTCGTCAGCACCGCAATACTGCCCTTGCTTGTGATGTTGTAGCCGATAGCGTCTGCCACATCCCGAATCTTGATATAGTTAGTGCCATCCTTCAAAATGCGTTCTGTCATGTGTTCTTTGCCGTCAATTACAACCTTGCATTTCTCTACCACTTCTTCATCCTCCGTTCCGTAGTCGAAAACATCATTTACAAGCAACCAGTGTGTGAATTTATTACACCGCAGGGGGACTTCTCGCACACCGTAAGCCGAACCGTCAGCAGCTATGTAGTAGGGGTAGCCGTTCTTCATGCCTGTGTATACCCCGATATGCCCCTGCATCCAGACCAACGCCCCGATAGGTGCTTTTTCAATGGTGGAAATAGGGTTTACGCTTTTCGCTCTTTCTTTCCATTGGGTACTGCCGAGTTTTACGCCACACGCCCACGAAATCAGACCAGAGCAGTCTACGCAAACCTTGCCTATTTTCTTTCTGTCACTATTCCATACCATCTTACCGTATTTGTTTTTCAGATAGTTGTAGTTGGCTTCGGTCATAACAGAGCCTTTCATACCGTAAACATAATTCGTGCCGATTTTAGAACGGCAAAAGGCTACCAGTTCTTTGCCCGTCATCTTTTTCGCCATATAATCATCCCTTTACAATTTCCTTGACCGCCTTGTTTTCTTTCAGCATTTTTCGCATTTCTTCCAGTGCTTCATCCACCCACAGCTTAAATGTGTCGAAGGATACCGCCATAGCTAATGCAGGGAACCGTTGCACGAATAAATCATAGGTCTGTCGCAATTTCAGTTTGCCCGTTCCGCTCCCCAACTCCGCTTCTGCCTGCGTGACCGCCCACAACAGCCATTGTTTCACTTTGACGCGCTGTGTTTCGGTGGGCATATTCAGAAATCTGCCGATACACATACCAATCACGCAGGCAACCGCCAGAAGTGCCACCACTAAGTACCAGTTTTCCATTAAGAATGTAATCTGTCTCATTTCATCAAGCCTCCTTTATGCTTCTACCTTTTCCCATCCGCTAGGGTATTCTGTCGGGCTCCAAGTATTGTTATCGATGGTCGAGCGATAGCAAACGCCATTCTCCGTGCAACAGTCCCCCTTCGCGTAGGGGCTGGTTGCCAGCGAGATAAAGGGCTTTGCCTTCGCAGGGTCATCACTCCATACAAAACCCCACTGTGCAGGCAATTCCTCGGGTTCGGCGGTGTAAATGGTGCTGTCATATTTCTGTAGCAGCTTTACCACGCGCTCTGCGGTACTCTTACAGACAAACCCGACAGGGCGATTGAGCATATTTTCTTTTTCTTTCGCTGTCTGAAAATCAGGAATAAACCTGTCCTCAGCGTTTAATTCCGTTCCTGTCATAGTGTCCGCTTTCTCCTGTACCGCCTGCGCCGCTAACTTTGCCATGTGCTTAATTGTTTCCATCATACTTCGTTCACCCCCTCACTGATTGCCGCCTCTAATTTTTCTACCGTTACGCTGTCCGCCGCAAGGGCGTTTAACTGCTCCTCAATACGGTCAAGCTGGGAGGGTTTTGGTTCTGGCATGGGTTCGGGTTCGGGCGGTGTGTATTCCGAAAATGTACATGTTTCTGGGTCATAAATCATGCCAAGCGTAACCGTATCGTCACAGGGAATGGCAGTCACAGGATTGCCCGATGGGTCGGGTGGATAATGCGGCTCTGTTTCTTGGTTTTTCAGAACGTCAATCACTCTGTTTTGTAAAATCATTGCGTAAGTTTTCATATTCTCACCTCACCATTCGATGATGACGATGCCATCGCCGCCAGCAGATGCACCAGTATAATAACTACCGCCGCCACCGCCACCACCATAACCTGGCGGAAATTGAGATGCCTCCTTTGAAGAATCAGCACCATTTCCTCCGCAGCCATAAGAACCGCCGCCACCTCCACCATTTGGGGAACTTCTTACCGATCTATCCGCCACTGTACCTCCATTACCTCTAGCACCATCTAGTCCATATTCAGCCCCACGATTACTGGGGTTGTCGCTGTAATATAATCCTCCTTCACCACCAACACCAGCACCAACAAGCCCTGTTGCAGTACCTCCACCTCGGAGTGTAACGAGGTTTCCGATAATTGTAGGTGTGCCATTTGAACCTACACTACCACCGTTGCCAACAGTAATGCTTATTGCTTGTCCTGCTGAAACAGCATACGGCTCCCTTATGATGCACTCGCCGCCATCGCCTCCTTTTCCGCCTTGATAATAAGAACCACTACTACGATGTCTGGTGCCTCCCTGCCCACCTGCACAGGCAGTAATCCAAATTTTCGTCACGCCAGCAGGAACGGTAAACGTGCCATTTGATGTGAATGTTTGTGTGCCATGTGCTTGAATCAGAGTACCTAATACTGAATTAACTGTAGCAATTACCCATGCGCCTACGTCCCAACTCATGATACAACACCTCCAATCCTAGTTACTGAACCGCTAGTATCTATTGTAGTAGTTTTCGTGATTACGTTACCCGTAGGTCCAGTATACTTAGATACTACAGTAGTTAATGTATCAGAATTCTTTGTAATTGTTGTAACAGTTTTTCCACCATCACTGTGAGTTATTGTAACTGTAGTTACATTACCAGATGTACTAATAGTAGTATCTTCACTTGAAAACCCCTGCACATTCATGAGGGCTTCTCTGTTTAATGGCGTACCCTCTACGGATGGTTCGTCAGCCATTTCAACCGTTACATATTCGCTTGTTCCATCTGCATGGGTGATTTTTCTCCGCCCCGCCTGTGTTGGGATTCTATCTAAAAAATCCTTCATAGCAATCGTTCACCTCCGCTGTTTATCGTTCCGCAGGGGATGTATTCCTGCTTCATATTTTCTGTCATTTCCTTGCCGACCGCGGCAACCCGTTCCCAATCGTTAACTTCCTGCCAGTCAAGGTAATTGCTTTCTCCGAACACAGGCAAACCCAAGCCAACCAAAAACAACCGCACCAAAGCGGTATAATTCGCTCGGATACGGTTGATTTCCGAAAGCCAAGGTATATTGACTTCCTGCCAATCAGTGTAGGTTATGCCGTTGAAACTCTCCTTGTAGTTTCTGTATGTTCTGGGGATGTAGTATCCTTCATTTTCAAGCCACCGCATCAGTTCCTTATGGTTTCCCTCAATGCGGTTCAAGTCCTGATAGTTCAGTGCGCCCTTATTGTTTTCCTCGTTCGCCTGAGCCGTTCTCGCCGTAACAGTGTCGGTTACAGTTCGGTTAAAAATCGGTGTTATCCAAGCCATTAGCTACCACCCCCAATAATATATTGGCACTCGCCCTTGATTGCGCCGTTATAGGTCAATTTCTGCTGAACCACGGTAACAGGCGTTTCATTCGCGAAGTTGCTTGTGAAGTTGACAGAATCGCCAACGTCCAGTTCGGGATATCCTCTGTCTGGCGCACTGTAAGTGTTGCGCCGCAGAGTAACCGCCGCTACCCAGTTTGCGTATGCGATAGCGTCCGTCTGGTTGTCAATGAGCGTATTGCTAACGCCGCTCAAATCCTCGCCTACGTCACTGTATTTCTTCCTGTACTCGATTTTATTCTCCGTAAGGCTATTCCCATTGATAGTGACAGTACCTGTCCCCTTGAGCGTTACAACGGTCTTGTAGGCGTAGAATTTTGCCGTGCCGACCATTGTTAAGCCGCTGCTTAATACAATCTGTTGGTTCGTATACGCCGAATGGGTGAAGGTGTATTCATGCGCCACGTTGGACGATACCTCAGCCGCATTGACCGCCGCCGTTACCTCCGAGTTGACCTTTATGGAGTTATACTCCACAGACAGGTTGCGAAGGGGAGGTATCTTTGTTGTTGTCGGCGTATCCGTCATTTTGTCGAAGTTGATATCAAATCCTGTCGCGCTGTCATTCTCGCGCAAAATCTGAATATAACCGCCGCGGCTATGGTTCATGATACAACGCCCTGCATTGGCTATCAGCTGCAAACACTCGTTCACTTTGGAGGATGGAAGGGGATTGTGCGTGTAGATTGTTTTCAACGCATTATCCAGTTCGATTGTATTTTCAAATCCAGCAAACCTCATAACATCTGTCGCAAGGTCGAACAAACTTCTTCCTGCCGCCGAATACACGCCCTCGTCATAGGTCATTGCCAAATGGTCTGCCAGACCTACGCACTTTATGCTGACCTCTGCCACAACGCCCTGCTTTGATACTTCAAAATCCCCAGAGGAATAGGACAAGCCCCAAGGTATCCACTCAATAGAGCCGTCCGACAATTCATAGCCGTACTGGTAATTCACAGGCTGTCTGCTTTCCAGATACTCCCATAAGCCAGATGGGTTTTCTGGGTCATATCTTCTTTGCGTATCAATCAGCGTAAATTCAAATTCCTGCTTTGGAATCTTAGACGAAAGCAAGTCAATCTCCTTTGTAGAAGAACAACTTGCAATATCGTCCGAGCCCAATCGGCTAACCAGACCGTACACCAAGGAAAGCAATCTCGCCCTGCGGTGTGGTATATTTGAGTTCAGCCAATAGAAGGACAGTTCGTTGCATAACGGAATCTGGTCTGTCATTTCCCAATATGTAGTATCAGGCGAGTAGGTTTTATCGAATACAGATACAGAATCTTTCTTTGCCAGAATCCGAAAACTGTTCGGGTAATCACCCATGCTGTCATCAAACTGGAAGGTCAAACCGGGAAACTGCACATAATCGCCGAATGAAATTTTCACAAGCGGCTTTGTAGTGTATGTCCCTGCATCGCCGCTGATTGTCAATCCTGCATATCCCTGATAGATGGGGTTGCTCTCCGGCGGCAGAGGGTTCTTTCCGTCCAGAATAAATCTATTTCGCTCCAACGTCTGATAGGTGGATGGGGCGGTTGTGCCGACATCCACGCTATCAACATCACTGTACGGCAAATGTCCGTTATCTGTTGGCGTACTCAAGCCGGGTGCGTCTGGGTCTGTCACGCCAAATACAATTCTAACATAAGAAGGATTGCGGAGCGTTTGCTCTGTTTCCTCTTTCCATTTTGCTGTTACTGGATACATAAAACCACCGCCCCGCTATTTCCCTGTGTCGATAAGGGATGTCTTTAACCCTGTAAACATTTTCGGTGTGCCATTCTCGGACACCCAATATGTAGAAACGGAATAATCACCCCAATACATTTCTCTTGTGATGAATTTACCTTCTTTTGGGTCATAGTAGGTTACGTTTCCTATGAAGGTTTCAATCAACTGCAAAATCTTCTGCAATTCCTTTGGATAAATAACCTTCCACTCCAATGTCAATTTCACTTGGCGGCGGTTTATCTTTTGAGCCACCGCAACGCCTCTTGCATTTCTGCCGCTGTCAACCATCTGTTGACCTTCGTATTCCTGCACAGAAGGACAGGTAATTTCTGTTCCGTTATATCTGATTACTGCCACAAAAACCACCTACCTTTGAAATGCCCCAAGACCAAAGTTGATCCCTCGTCTTGCGGATACTCTCTGTTGATTGTTATAGATAACGTCACCATCCAGTTCAATCTTCTGGTTCAGTTCGATTGGCTGACTGCTGCCGTTCGCCATTGCCTGTGACATAGCCGTTAAAACAGCATTAAAAATTGCACGTTCTATCTGGTCATTGCCGCCAACGGCTGTTTTGCCGCCAATACTTCCGACCAGTTCCGGTCCTGCCTCTCTTGCAATAAACAGTTCGCCAGACCGAGGAAAACCGCCATTCGCAAACATTTCTATATTGAAACGCTGCGCCTGTTGCATATTGTAGCCGCCGACATGACTGTATTTCTTTCCTGTCAGTCCTGCCAGTGAGTTTGCGTCCGAAACCATCTGGTTTAGCATCCTTGTGACCTCATCAGATACTTGCTGCAAGGTCTGTCTGATAGCATCAAACGTGTTGTAAATGTTATCGTAAACTTTTAACAGATAAGCTGTTATCTGCGCCTTGGAAACCGTACTAAAATTCGTTGTCATAGCACTTATGCTCGAATAGAATGTATTCATACTTGAAATGATATCTTCCTTTAGCACTGTAAAATTTTCTCTCAATGTAGCCCATGTCGCATCCCACTGTGAAATATCTGGTGCTTCGACCGATACAACAGGCGCAAGACTGCCACCGCCAGATACTTTGTCTACGATTTCATCAATAACACTGCCTGCACCTTTGACGGATTCTTCCATACCTTCAACGATACCTGCGCCCAGATAAGCACCGACCTCTCGCTTAAACAGTTTAGAAGGAGAGTGAATTTCCGCCGCGCTCTTTGTACCGCTAAGTATTCCACTTACAACTTCCTTCACGCCAGAAGGCACTAAAGAAAGCAAACCTTTTTTAATGCCCTTCCACATCCACTTGCCGATTTCTTCAATCTTCCGACCCATGGATGTTACGGCATTGTATACGCCCTGTGGTATTCCTTTAAACAGGTCGATAATCATTTTGATTTTTTCTGGTATTGAAGATGAAATCCAAGTTGAGATATCATTTCCCCATGTAGGGAAGATGGAGGATATTAAAGTTGAAATTGCAGTGCCAATTTTAGATGGCAATTCAGAGAACCAACCAACAATATCACTTATAATCTGCGGTATTGTTTCCGTGAAGAAATTCTTAATTGCAGTCCATTTTTCAGAAATGGTTGTTTTGACGGCTTCCCACAATTCAGAGGTTGCCGTCTTTAATTCATTCCATTTCTCTGGGTAGTAGCTTACAATCTCATCCCATGTTGTTTTGAAGAAATTTTTAATAGAGTCCCATACTTCGACTACTGTTTTCTTAATACTATCCCACAACTTCGCAAGAAACTCTTTTATCTCATCCCAATGCTTTATAGTCATAAAAACGGCTAATATAGCCGCCCCTATGGCAAGCGTCCAAGGACTTAATATAAATCCTGCAATCTTCGGTCCAAGACCAGCAATAGCAGTTCCTATACCAGTAACAATCTCCGAGCCTGCTATCTGTGCTGCGATTGCTTTGGCTATTGAAGCACCCAGACCAGTAAATTTCAATAACGCAACAGCGGCTATGATAGTTGATTCTATCGGCGCAACATCAACAAAACCATTCCACGCTTCAAGTGCCGCCGATATTGCTTCAAATATCAGCGTTCCGATATTGGACAGAATGGTGACAAAATCAATTTCCTTTATGAATGTTCCAATTTTTTCTCCTATCATTGCCCAATCTGTACCCTGTACGGCTTTTATCAATGTGGTTAAAATACCGTTTATCCATTTATTAGCCGTATCCGCGGCAAGGACAAAATCGAAAGTGGAGAAAAACGTGTTAATTCCAGCCGCTATGGATAGCCCGAAATTAGACCAATCAAATGTAGTGCCAAACGAATCAAGGAAATGCAATGCGGTGTTCAATGCGCCTGCTATTGTTGCCCCTAAAACAGAAAATGTATCGGGCGATATTAAGCCGTTTAAAAAACTTGCCAATCCTGTGCCGAATTTGTCTGCCTTTTCATATATTGCATCCCAGTCGATACTACCGAGCGCATCTTGTAATTTTTTTCCTAAATCAGCACCAAGGCTGTAAAAGTCTCCTGTTTTAAACGCTTCTTTTATTCTGTCGGCAAGACCTTTTATCTTGGAATCAATCTCGACAGTTTCAAACATATCGGTAGGGAGAAGGTCTCCTGCACCGCCGCCTGCACCGCCATCCGCGCCGCCGCTATCGTTCTGCTTAGTGTCTATGATGTGCAATTCATCAAATCCGAGCGTATAGTCCTGCATTTCCTTTAATGCCTTAGCCGCTTTTCCTGCGCCGCCTGCCGTTTTTTGAAGGCTTTTAGCGTAGTCCATCTGCACTTTTTTAGCCTGCACCGCATATCCTTTGCCTGTCAGTGCCGCAATGAATTGTCCCAACATATTGATTGCCTTCGCAAGCCAACTAATGAAAGTAGCAAGGTAGGGCGCGACAACAGAAAGAATAGGCTCAAACGCCGCCGCAAATGCGTTTCTCAACTGCATTAAAGCGGACATCATAGAGGAAATATTGGCGTTTACCGATTGGCTGTACTGCGCTAAACTCTGCATACCTTCTGCAAATGCAGACTGTATGGTACCAATCAGCTGAAATACAGTGGAGTACAGTACAGACATACCAACCATTTTTGGCAAAGAAAAGCTATTTCGACCGCCAGAGCGACCAAAAATCCCACCGGATGAACGCCCGCGAGATTTATTTGAGCGTTTCCTCGCTCCTTCTCGTTGCGTTTTTTTACTCTGATTTTCCTGCAAACCCTCTTGAATGTTCGGTATTTTAGAGCGTGCAAGTGCAATAGTATCTTTCAGATTAAGATTTGCTATTTTTGATTTTTGGCTTATTCTCTCCAACTGCTTTTCAAGCGGCTTTAACTGTTTTGCATTTGCACCAGACGATTTCAATTCTTCTATGGTTTCGGTCAGAACTCTAACCGTATTTTCCATATTTTTAAATTCTCGTTCTGCCTTTTCGACTTCCGGAAACTTAATTTCACTAAGTCCGAGTTTTTCTAAGTCAACTCTAAATCCATTGATAAGGCTTTTTGATTCCTCTATGGTTTCAGCGAATTTTCCGTTATCAATATCCAGAACGCCTGTCATACCAAGATTTTTTGAAATCTCTTTTTCTATTCCAGAAAATCTGTCTGTTTTTGCGGCGTTTTCAGAAACACGTCCCATTGCGGCGGCAAGCTGTCCTGCAACGGAAACAGCACCACTTGTTTCACTCGTTAAATCAGACATATTTTTTGCGGCATCCTGTATTGGCTTACCGTTAATCTGCTTGCCCATGTCAAAAATAGGGATGTCCTTCAAATGGCTATAATCTTCAACAGGTGCAGATTCTTTTTTTGACTTTTTTGCAAGTTGTCCGAGATTCACGCCTTTTAACGAAGCGCCGATTTCCTTTGCGCTTTTTGCGGCTTTTGAAAAGTTTTGTGCTATGATTCTTGCTTGTTTCGCAAATTCTTTTATTCCGTTAATCTCTATTTCTGGTGTTTTAATGCTCTCCAAAACAGATTTAATTTCACGAATCTGTTTTGTGGAATCTCCTGTTTTCCCAATACCCTCAATAGACTCGCTCAACTTTTTGACAGACTTTTCCGCATCGGCGGCATCCGCCACAATCTTTATCTCAAGTTTATCTATTTCACTCATTATCCATTTCCACCACCTTCCCATGAGAGATTTCAAAGTTAGACTGCATGGTTTTCAAACGCTCAACAAACAATTCACGCTGCTTTTGCAATTCATCATCGGAAAGAGGTTTGTTCTGCTTTTCGATTTCTTCAAAGAACGGATTTTTGGGATATTCGGATTTCGCTTTTCTTCCTGCCAAATTTCGCTCTACACCGACAGTAACGGCGGCAAGCGTATACTGACCGTTTATCCAATTCAGGTAATCTTCTTTTTTGACACGTTGGCTATATCCTTCTGCAATCGCAGACAATATTCTTGGATTCATTCTCCAAAATTCATCCCACGAAACTCCAATAGCGTATGCCTGTGGAAACCATTCAGAAATCAACAATTCACGAAACGATTTGTAGTTTTTTCTTATTCCGCTTCGCTCTGATTTTCCGCAGTTTCCGCTTCTGTTGTCTTGTTGGCAGCCCGAAAAAAATCAGACTGTTCCATAGCATCAGACATAGCTTCTGCCATTTCCTCAAAACTTCCTCCAGAAACAATGTGTTTCTGCATTTCTTCCCCAGCTGCATTTCTTCCAATGCCGGCACAGATACCGAAATACGCCCTCATCATAGACATAGGTTTATCCTGCATGACCTCAAGAGAAATACCTTCATCCTCCAAGTCACAAACAAGATTAAAATCAAATTCTTTTGCCTTATACACTTTTCTGTTAATGGTAAAGTTTTTCATTTGCATAACTCCTTTTTCTGAATAAATAAAAAGGGATGGTTTTCTCTCCATCCCTTTTTATTTTATTAGTAGTAATATTCGGCTGAATTGGCGTTTTCTTCGCTATCCGTCACAGCCTGTTCATTCTGCGAATAGCGTTTTATTCCCCCGTGAACGCAACCGTGGTATCCATGCCCTTATATTCCTCAATCGTCAGCGGCATTTCAACTGTCAAAAGTTCGTTCTGGCTGATTTCTGGCTGTGGAATCTGTTCGGGCGGCTGTGCCACAACAAAGAAAGAGTTTTCAAAACCGGGAACGATTGTTTCAAACCACATTCTTTTGCCACCTGTCAAACCCTTGTATTCTGTAATCAGATTCTCCCATTCTTTTCTTGTATCGTCAGTAAGGTTTACTGTGATATTGAAAGAGCCGCCTGTGTCAGCTCTACCCTTAACGTATCTTGTAATTTCATCTTCCAGCGCAGAAGCGTCAATCTGTTCTGGCTCAATGGTAATGCCGCCGATAGTATTTATTCTTGTCAGCTTTTTAAAACTCGTTGGTTTTGTTCCTGCTGTGGTTTCCACACCGTAACCGAATGTGATTCCCAAACTGGAAATACCTGCTACTGCCATATTTCATTCCTCCTTTTTTGCATAAAAAAATAAAGCCCTAAACGGCTTTATCACGTTAAACTGTCATTTGCTCCTATTACTCTTTGGAATCTTGCGGTACTTCTGTATGTATCCCCCTCATTAAATTCCGGAATGGCAATAACCTTGAACCGCATTTCTTTGAATACGTCTGCTACAACAGACATTATTCTGCCTACATCCGATTGGCTTGTGTTTGTGAATACATCCACTTGGAAGGTTTCCAAGGTTGCATTGACGGAAAGTCCCTCAAGGTCTGCTCCACGTTCCGCCGCCGCCATACGATGAATATAGACGGTAGGGAAGATGGCATCACTTAATTTCTTTCCGTTGCTTGTGAAGTATATGGTCGGATATTTCGATTCCAATTTTGGCTTGGCTTTCGCCTTTACGATTGAAAACACAACCGTTCCAAGGTCATAAGCCCATGAATTATCACTCAACCAAACACCTCCTTTGCAACTTCCGCAATCTTTTCTGCTAATTCTATGGAAGTTTCATACATAAATGGGCGAGAGGGCATACCCTTTGTCCAGTGCCATTCGCCGTCACGAAAGTAAAACCATCCTTTTTCTCCATGATTATTTACGTCATACTTCCAACCAACAATGCCAATATCGGGATGCGGATTTTCCTTCCCGACAACGGCTGTACCGAATTCAATAAACTTTGCCCAAACGCATCCAGTGTACACAATCCACGTTGCACCTTTTTTAATAACCGCCCCTTGCTCATAATTGATACTGCTAAGAAGTTCTCCTGTATAAACAGCATCGTATTGAGCAACCTTCATTTTGGCAGTCTGTGCGCCGATTTGAGCGAGTTTTTTCGCAAACTCGTTACATTTATCGGTCAAACTATATGCGTAGTTCTCAACCTCTTTTACGGCGTTCTGGATGGACTTATTGGACATGATATTGATTGATATTTTCTTAGGCATAGAACCACCTACAAAATTTCAAGTTCTTGGAATACTTTTAATATTTTTGGCGATTGTATTGCAATCCAGTCAACCATTTCCTCGTTCTCAGCCCATGCGCCATAAATTCCATGTGTATTGGAAGATAAACCACTTTCAAAAAGAAAGGCATGGACTATCTCATGCCTAAGTTTCCTTTTATTTAAGTTGATTTTCCCATCTTCCGTTAGGTATTTTTCTTTTGGATTTAACACATAAATCAATTTGTCATAGAAATTGCACAGAGCGTCCGTTGATTCCTCAAAATCAGAAAATCGTTCTGGATATTCATCCACAAACATAATTGAATATTCCTCTCCGAGAATATTTACTGTTTTGTTTTCCATACTGCACCTACTTTACATTCTTTTGCAAAAGAAACAAATCAACCGTCAGACCTTCATCCGCAACGCCCTTGACAATGTAATCACAACTCGCCTTATCGACCATTGCCGCTTTATACTGCACCGCTGATTTCTTCCACACCAAATCACCGACAGACAAAGGAAGTTTCCCCTTGTCATCGACAATCTGAACGAAATTTGTTGAATTATCAACACCAAACTCCTTAATAAGAGATTCGCTCAATTTGTTGCTTATGGAGGAATGGAAGGGTATAGGCACACCGTATCCCATTGTGTATTCCCCTGTCTCTATCGGCACTTGGTTTCCGTCCACAGTGATGTATTTCAAATTGCCATCCTCGTCCGTATCATAGACAGGGACTTGACCGATTTGCTTTGAATAGAACATCTTTTGTCTGTTAATATCGAGCATTTGAAAACCACCTACTCATGATTCATTCGTTCCTCAAGAGTATCAAGCCTATGATGTGCAGATTTAAGGCTCTGCTCCAACTTGATAATCTTATCATTGTGCTTATTGATTTCTTCTCTCATTGTGGATATTTCCGACTTTATTTCCTGTGTTGTTCCTGCGATAGCATCCAGTTTCATATTGATTCTGGTGTTATCCTTCACACGCTCCTCAATATCCTTTGTGTCTGTATGCTTGCTACTTTTCAACCCGAAAAAGACGGAAAATGCCAAAGATACTATACTTATGAGGTATGCTATTTCGACTTGCATTTCTGTACCGCCTTTCTGCTTAATAATTGCGCATCAGCCCACCGCCACTTGATACGATGCACCCCTGCTGCCGTTTCGTTAAGAAATAGAAATTTATCGAATTTAATTGAAAATTAAGCGGAAAATTTAATTAAATTTCATTTATTTTCGATTAAACTTTCATTATTCTATAGAATTATTGAAACTATACTTTACACTTTGAAACAGCAACGCACCAAAAACGACTAAAGGGGTCGATACCAACCCCTTTAAAGAACCTTTACAAACGGGTATACGCCAAAGAACAAATCCTCTCTATTCTTCCAAGATCGGCTCACTCCGTTTTCAGAATAGCTTGCCATATATGCTTCTCCTGCCTGTGAGCGGTCATATACTGCCAAATCAACGATATTGTTCTCAAACCTTTTCAAATCCTCCGCAATATCATCCTCCGAGTATGTATCTGGATACATACGCTTTATGGCAATCTCTTTTTTTGCCTGCTCTATCAGTTGATTTAAGAGTGGGTTTTCTTCTTTACGGTCGAATACCACGATATCATTCTCGTCAACGTGAAACTGCCGCAGTCTGATTTTTACTTGCTCCAAAATGCTGTAATCAGCCATAAACAATCACTCCCCTTACATGCCAAACGCAGACAAGATATACTGTTTCAGCTCTGTGCCGTTCATTTCAGCCGCGCCATCAATTCCAACCTTCAACGCTAACTGTCGCAGTTCATCAACAGGCATGCGCGCGATTTCGCTTTTTGTATAGGCTTTCTTGCCATTAGAATCTGGAACTTCCTCGAAAGGCTCATACCAGATGCCGTTATGTTTTACTTTGTGGTCGAATTTCATTTAACCGACCTCCTTTTTAGTAGCATTTAATAACATAGGTGCTGTCCATTCTCTCATAAGAGGGCAGTACAATTTCGGATACGGTTGTCTTTGTCTGCACAGGGTCATTAGAAACCGTTACCGCAACTGCAACACCTGTATTGACAATGGATACATCCGCATCTTTGCTGCCCATCAGCGTTCTTTCTTCTGGTGTAGTACCGTACCATGTGTTACCCAGTGCGCCGTTAGGAATCAGTGTCGCGAAACCATCTGGATAGAATTTGGCAGCGGTGCCGGCTTCGTTTTTGTACTGCTTGGAATAAACAACAATGCTGATACCCAATTCAGCAGAGAAGATTTCCTTTACCCTGTTATCGTTCATGAAGATATTTGCCGTTACATTCTGTGCCAGAATTGCGGACTTGATTTTCTTATTCTGTTTCAGATAGTCCATGGTCTTTCTGGAAACAATCATAATAGAAGGTCTTTCGCCTGTTCTGGATTCTACGGAATCCAGCGCGGTCGCGATATCATCCATAGGGTCAGAGTTTTCGGTATCAGACCATTTATCGGTTGTTGTTGTCAGTTCCGCAAAGTTGTTTGTTTTGTACTCGTTGTTAGGGTCATAGTTGTATGCGTATGTAGCACCATCTGCCTGTATAGAGATTTTAGGAGAACCGTCAGAAGGGGCTAACAGCTGCATAATCATTCTTTCTGGTACAACTTTTGCGCCGTCAATCAGTGTGTTGGTATCATCGAAAATTCTTCTCAGTACGTCCTTTGCGTATGGGTCTGCTGTATCCTGCACACGCATGATTTCCTGTTCGTCAATTTCCTTGACAAGCATAGATTCGCGGAAAAACGCCATTTCTGTTTCTGTCATCTTGAACCCTTCTCTGCTTCTCAGTGTAGAAACCGCATCGAAATTGGAAGGTTTCAGAGAAACAGGAAGTCCCTTTGAAGTCTTAATCCATTTCAGGTCAAGACCCATTTTCTTTTTTGCAGGGAACAGACCTTCGCCAAGATAGGGGATTCTGTTACTTGCCACTTCTGTCTGCACAAGGGCAATCGCCTTTGCGTTATATACATCTCTGATATTCATTCTTTTGCACCTCCTTATTCAAATACAATCAGTGGCAGTGCAGTCTTTACCGCCGCCGCAATCGTAATTCCTGCGTTCGCGTTCGCATTTGCTTCATTCACGCAAGCAAAAGCCTTGATGATAGTTCCGTTGGGGTTAGAATCGTATACGTCATAAAGCAGGATACCGACTGCCGCCGAATCACCACTTCCACCATTTACCTTTTTCCCCTCTGCTGAAATGGGATTCCCAGCCTTGCAAACGCCATCTGTAAACGCCGATGCATCCAGAGTGATAGGTGTGAACAATTCACCGCCAAGTTTTCTTTTCAGAATTTCATTTTGCGTAGTTACTCTTGATTCTTTAAACTTCATTTTTTCATCCTCCTTACATATAATTTTTCAATACAGATTCCGCCGTTTTATTTGCATCGGAAAAAGCACCGCCGATTTCCTTTGCCATCTTTTCAGCGTCCGTTTCTTCTTTTCCGTTTCCGCCAGTACCGCCGCCGGGATTCTGACTGCCTGCCGCAATTTCATCTTCCTTGGCTTTGGCTGCTGCCGTTTCTTTTTCGGTAATAATCTGACCGAGAACGTCATAATCAAATGTGCCGTCATCCTTCACAATCTGCGCCGCCTGTTCAGCGGTTACTTTGAATTTTTCGGCCGCCGCCGCTCTCTGGTTTGCCAATGTCTGCGCCTTTTCAAGTTCTGCGATTCTGGCATTTGCTGTTTCCAACGCTTTGTTGGCTTTTTCGGTTTCAGACAGACCATTGGATTCCAATTCATCAATCTTCGCCTGTAATTCGTCTGCTTTATCGGCTTTTTCTTTGTACTGTGCGATTTTGTTTTTTTCGTTCAACACTTCCTTGTTGCTCTGATTCAGCAGATTAGTAATCTGTTCATCGGTTGCCTCTGGGAAAAGTTTCAGCACATCTTCTCGTTTCATGGTTATTACCTCCTGTTCTTTTACTCACGCTTTTGTTACCGCAGGTCGCACCTGCCGAGTTTTGCTATTTACCGCATAGCTACTTATTTTTTTTGCAAACAAAAAACAGCCGCTAAGGACTGTTTAAGTTTTCGTGTATTTAAGACTGCATCTGCAATTTACAATTTCCTCTGCGCTCGCTCCCAAAGAGTAGTCACGAGGGAAAGACATCTCGGATGCACCTATTTGAAAAGAATCGAATATCCCGACTTTATATCCATTCGCTTCGGCGTGTGTATGCCGCACCTTATCATCAAGCATGGTTATCCAAGTCTTGTACTTATAACCCTGCTTAACCATTCTGGTGTATTCTCGGTAGTTGCCTATGGTATTTGCTTCGTTCGCCGCAATGTTCATGGCACGCTCAACAGATGTAAAGTAGGGCGTATCCTTATTTTCAACGGTTGTTCGGATAATATCTTCTGTGATTTTCTCCGAATATTCTTTTATGTATGCTGGTGTCTCTCTGACCTTTAGAAACTTTAACGCCGCCTTTTCGTATTCAGCGGAAAGACTTTGAATGAAGTCTCCTTCATTTCTTTCTCGTTCCAAGAAAGCATAAAAAAAAGAAATAAAAATCGGCTCAAGTTCTTTTGCCAACTCAAGCCGTTCTTTCTTTTCTTCGTCAGATATTTCCATTTCGCCGAAATAGGTTTCATATACAATTTTCTCTGTATGCAATTCGTCATTCGGGATTCTTGACATGAAACCACCTCTTTATTCTTCTGCAACCGTTTGAGACTGTTTTGCAATCTCCGCTGCCTTTCGTTCCTGTTCTTCCTTTTCTTCCGCTGTATGCCACAAAGCATCCATATACGGCTTAGAGAGAAGGAAGGTTTTTTCGGAATCCCCCCACAAACCGACCGTCTTAACCGCGATAAGAGGATGTATTCCTGCCTGCAAAAGCTGATAGAGTGTCTGCGATTTTGTGTACATATTGTCCTGCGGACTATGATTTATCTGCACATCAAAATCCCTTGTAGTAATACCTAAATCCTTATGCTTAATGCGAATGATATTCAGCACTACTTTTGCAAGGCGTTTCTCTGCCGCTTTTACGATAGGGTCTTTCAGTTTCGCTCTCGTCTTGGAGAAGTCCCAACCATTACGAAGCTGTACCGCACCCTGCGTATCGCCGCCAGAGTTATTATTGTTTTTATTTGGGATTGCGAGGATAGAAAGGGCGTTATCCCAAAGGTCATCCTTTGCGACCTGTGATTCTGTCTGGTTCAGTTCCTGTGTCATGATATCGACATCGGCTTTGTTTTCGCCGTTATTGGATCTGACTACCAGTGCGCCTTGCTGTTTCATCTTTTGATAGGTTTCGCTATCCACATCACAGTTCACGAATTTCACCCATGACTGAACAAACTGCTCAATAGAATCCATTCGGTTAGACTGCATATTGTTGATAGAATCTAGAATATCGATGACAAGTTCAATATCCGACAACCTCTCATGGTTATTAGGATATTCCACAATCGGTATGCCGCCGAAAGCATGAAGTTTCCAATTCGCAACGTTCGAATTATGTATTTCGCAGGAATGTGTTTCGGTGAAGCATAATTTATACCATTCACCATTCTTATTTTTCAATTCCTGTACAGCCAGTATCGGTTCTTCTGTGCTGCGGTTGTAAATGACAAAGGTGTTCAGTGGAGTGGGGGAGACAATGCGAAATTTTATATCTCCATCCGCGAACTGAGCTGCCTTAAAGGAAGTGCCGGTTGCTGACTGCCATTCACCCGATTTAATATCCTTTGACTGTTTATCAACATCAACCATGTAATCATTCAGAATGTCAACAGCCTTGTTTATCCGTTCATCGTCCTTGCGGCTGACAAACTGTACAGGCTCGCCATATGTCTGCCCAACCTTGAACTGCACAATCTCATAGGCGTGATTCTCTACAATCTTATTTACAATATCGTCACGCACAATCTTCTGACGATAACGTATCGGCTGGTCTCCCTTGTAGTAGTGCCAAAGGTAATCAATCGCTGTTTTATTGAGATTGAAAATGCCTATACACTTGCCAAGTACGCTTATGATGTTATCGGGCGTTATCTTCTCTGCGTCCGTATACGCTACTTTCCTGCCATAGCATCCACGCAGGATATCTTGAAGTGTTCTACTATTCATAAAGCACCTCCTTTCAAAAAAGGCAAAACAAAAACACTGGCAAGTGCCAGCGTTTGTCTGTTCGCATTATTCTTTATTGTAACTATAGCAGATTTTTTCGGGACATTGGAGACAGCTTCTCATTTTTCAAGAAAACGATAGAACATTTTCTTGACGCTGTCCTCTGTATTTCCGCCGATACGCTTTGCAACGTCCCCCCAAGACAACCCCTCGACAAATCTAAGATGAATAATGCGCCGCATGTGGCTGTCTTCAACGGTCGCAATAAACGATTCTATCTGATTGATAGTTTCCATGATTTCCATTTCTAGGGCACAAAGCGTAGCCTTTCTGGAATAGAGCAAGGCTTTCTTACGGTTGTATTCCGGGTAAGGAAATCCTTCGATGGTAAAACTCTGCCAGCCGCCAATTCCACCAGAAACCTTGTCTCTGACGCTGCCATCCTGTTCAATTCGTGCTATCTGATTTTCAAGGGTGTTTATTTTTTTTCGCACTTCAACACATTCCTGCTGTAAATCAGTGTATTGCTTCAAGATTTCTTTCGTCACCAAGACATACCCCCTCTGAATGGATTGATAGCTGCTTCTACTTTTGCGGTATTATTTGGATTTTCTATGAAAATTGCTAACTGTGTCAAACTATCCGGAGCGTCATCGTGATTATTTTTCCCAATGCTTACAAACATTCCAAGTTCTTCCATTGCTGCTTGATACTCATTGTTTCTTTTGTATCTATGAACTCCTAGTTTTGCATCTTCTTCAATTTGACTTTGGCTCAATCGAGCAGGGGATATAAATACAAATTTTCTTTTTATGTCCCCAGAGTAAGCAATAATTTTCGATAATTTGTCAATTCTATTTGATGCTTTTTTGCTTGTACAGGAGCATTTATAACCGTTTGCAATCAGACTTTCATCTACATATTTGCAATAAAGTTCTCCACCTGTATCTCCCTCGAATCTTAGTTGCCTAATCTCATTTCCCATTACGCGTCCAACAACAAGCGGTATTGTGATTTCTTTTGCTCCTTTGTTAAATACCCAGTCATAAATATAAACATCCCCATTTTCATATTCAGCACCAATAGGCATTGAAAGGCTATCTCCTCCGCCCCATGCAACGTCTACAACTCCAATACGTCTGAAATCACCATCTGGAAGAATACCATTAAAATATCTGAGGCTATCAGTTTCAAACAGCAAACCTTCACGAACATAAGGGCTTTGCATGAATTTAGCCATCCATTCAGCGTGGTCTAATCTTTCTCTCATTTCTCTGTAGTATTTGGTTGAAAATCCGTTTATTTCGTAATCAAAATTACTTTCGTCATTTTCATCCAGAGCAGGAATTTTTCTAAATCTATATTCTGTATCATTTTCATACTGCTTTCTGAGTCGTTCCAACGGGTCTAATACATTCCATAGAGTGCCGACCATCAATTCTCTTGCACCATCATTTTTTCTGTCTACCATTTTGTTCAAATACTCTTGGAAGGTATTCTCCATTCTGACAGGGCTTAGTGAATGTTCTCGGTCACGAACTAAGTCATCTACATATAAATATCCATCTTTTGAAACGTCAACTGCACCTGTCCATGTTCCATCAATACCTCTACAGGTAACAGTTGCGAATCTGTCTGAATTTCCGAGAGTAATAGTAAACTCATCGGAGCTCTTGTCCAAGATAACAGGTTTATTGATGTAACGCGGATGCCAATAATAAAATAATTCTTGAAATGAATATTCTTCTGTAGAAATCAAATTTAATAACTCTTTATAAAAACCTTTTGCAAGTATGCCAGAGTGCCCGCCCATCGCATTATGGCTATTGGGTCTGCGAAGCATAATCCAGTTCAAGAAAAAAATACAAGTAGTGGATTTACCGACGCGGCTTGGCATAGATAACCCATAGAATTTAATTTTTCTGTTTTCTAAATCTTCAAGGTCTTGTACGACAACATTCAGCGTCTTTCTTCTTGGAGAATAGAATCTTTTGCTCCAGTGCCTATTTTTTTCCATGTAAAAAATAAAGCTTTCCAATTTTTCATAGCTCTCAAGTTTTAGTACTTCATAATATTTATTTAAGAGATTGTATTCTTGATTGTTATCTTGAGCGTATTTTTCCAGAGTCCATATATCAGAACCTGTCATGTTTAAAACTAGAGTTTCGATAATTTCTTTTGCCCTTTTTGTCAATGAAAGACCGTATTCAATATCTTTTTCAGTCTCAATAGAAACCTTTGCAGCATCACAGTATAATTCTATAACCTGTTCATTGATTCCGTTATTCGATATGTATTTCTCGTAGTCCTGTACAGCACTTATCAATTCAAAACTTGCCATTAAAAAAAGCACCTCCGCTCAAATAAGCAAAGGTGCAAAAATCCTTTGCCCTCAGATGTTTAGGGTTAGCGGCTAACTTCCAAATTGTTAGTCGGTAATATTTTCATTCGCTTGCTTTAAAATTGTAAATCGGTTTTATAATGTCAACTACTTCAACAGTATCTTTTATGTTTTCCATTATTTCATTTATTGACTTGTACGCCATAGGGCTTTCGTCAATCGTTGAAGTGTTTACAGACGTAGTAAATATTCCATTCATTGATTTTTTGTATTCTTCCAACGAAACGATTTCTTTCGCTTTTGACCTGCTCATTATTCTTCCTGCCCCATGCGGTGCAGAATAGTTCCAATCCGCATTTCCTTTTCCAATTCCTAAAATACAACCATCACGCATATTTATTGGTATCAGCAACTTTTCTCCCGCTTTTGCAGAAATGGCGCCTTTACGTACAATATTTGTTTCGTGTTCAATGTAATTGTGAATTGTTTGGAATCGCTCCGTTTCTTTTGTAACTTCCCAACTCATATAATAACAAATAACACTCTGAATGGCTCTTCTGTTAATTTCCGCAAAATCTTGACATAATTTCATATCATGTAAGTACATTTCTCTATGCTCTCCAACAAGATATGATAACTCTCTTGGGATTTTGGTTTCTCTCTTTTCGTATGACTGCTTTAATTCTTTTATAGCATTGTTGATTTCTCTTTCTCTTCCAATTTTTTTGTATTCAGCAATCAATTTCTCGCTATCCTGTTTAAAGTTTGACTTTCCAGAAATATCATCAATCGCCATTTGTTGATATATTTCCGCCACCTGTTTTCCGACATTTCTGCTCCCCGAATGAATTACAAGATATTTATTTCCTTTACTATCTATGTCAACTTCGATAAAATGATTTCCACCGCCAAGTGTGCCGCAACTTCTTTTCAACCAATCTATATTGTTCAGTTGTTCCTTGCAATACATTTTTTCGATAATATCACTTGCAACAGATAAACTTTCTTCTTTATGAACACTTCTTCCACTGGGAACGTATTCCCTGATAACATTATCCAATCTTGCAAAATCAATATCAATCTTCCCTAAGTTTGTAGTAAGCATACCGCACCCTATGTCGACCCCAACAATATTCGGTATTACCTTTTCTCCTAAATCAGCAGTAAAACCAATAACGCACCCTGACCCAGCATGAACATCAGGCATAATCCTAACTTTGCACTCTGAAAATGCAGGCTGTTTTATGAGGTTATATATTTGGCTCAAAGCTTTCTGTTCTATATTTTCAGTAAATATTTTTAAATCAGCCATAAAACCCCTCCTTGCAATACGCAAATAAATTACGGCCAGATGAAAAATCCTTTTTTTATGCGTACTCACTTCTATTTTTAAACGCAGTCAGTAGGAATCGAACCTACAATTTCTTTAATCTTTCAGTACTAAATTGTCTGGAATTGAATGCAATTTATTAAGAATGGCATTATAATTTTCAATTACATATCTTGCCGGAATTGCATAGCTCTTAATTCCGTAACTTTCCGCAGTTATATTTTCAATGCGGCAACCACTCCATTCGTAACTCTCGCATATTCCAACAAATACATCAGCTTGTGCCAATTTCTTAATGCTTTCTCCAAGATAGAATATTGCTTCGTTATTTCCTTTAGGCGGATTGTCCTCAATATAACTATCAATCAATTCCAATTCTTCGCCTTCGTATATTTCTGCAATTTTCTTCATTTTCTGAATGCTTGCTTTGATTTCTTCCTCTGTTCTGCCTTTCATCGGTACGCTTACGAATAATTTTTTCATATCATTTTCTCCTTCTATTTCAAATTCCCAAAACTTCTTTTGAAAAAGTTACACACCCCTTGCGGGTTTCATCGTCTATGCAGTTTCCGCACTTGTTATATATACAAATGGATAAATTGCATTTCGTATTTTCGTTGGCGTTCCCGAATTTTTCAACAAACTGTCTGAAGTGAACGCCGCTAATTTCAATGTTCTTCAGTGCATTATCAACAGCTTCTTCTGCCAATTCTTCAAGAGTTTTGCTTTTCATTACCGCACATACCTTTCTTTTCTTCTCCACGCATCATCATTGTACTTCTCAAGCCATTTGCACCGTTTAGCAATACATTTATGCTTGTAAGCAAGTTCCTTGTTCAACGCCCCAGTATGAGCCTTACAGTGACAGTATCCTATGGCGTTCCCTATGTATTTACCCGTTATTGACTTCTCTCTCATAGGCAAAATCCTTGCATAATACCAGTTTTGCGACTTTAACACATTCTTTTCGGTTGTCAGCATCAGTACATTTGCCGTCTTTGTTGTATCTGCAAGTTATGAAATCGCAGTTATTCATTGTTCACAACTCCTTAAATCGCAACTACTCATCATCCGTTATCACTTACAGAGTAATCCACGGTCGTATTTCTCAGCCTGTTCAAGTTTATTCTGGCGTTCTTCATCCCCGAACAGTGTATCTGGAAACGATTCTCCCTTTATGTACATGTTGAAGTATTTAGAGGCAGTAGGCACGCTGATTCCTATATGTCTTGCTGCTGCGGAAAGTGTCATCCGACCGCTACAGAACGATTCAAATGCTTCAAAGAATTTTTTCTTGCTTATGGTTTTTACGCCTTGCGCCATTGCAAACACCGCCTTTCGTTTTCAATCAAATAATCGGGATAACGTGTGCGTCTCCGATAGGCAGAAAGGGTGACATCCAATCTGCCATCGGCATTTTTTTAATTCAAGTGGGATTTACGCAACCAACACTCTATTCTGGTGCGACCAGACCTCTTAGATGGGTGTGGATTTGCACCACACATGAACCGCATTCCTATCAGCGTCCTCCGTACGATATTGTACCCGACCACTATCAGTTCTTAGATATAAGCGTTTACCTATTCCGCCACCATCTACCATAATTCAAAATTGAATTATCCTATGCCTACTCGCAGGCTAATAACCCGGGGTAAGTCCGCTTTATCGCAGACCTAAAAGACCGCTTTCGACCCACGCATTTTTACAACGATTTTAACCCATAAGGTTGCGAGTAAGGTTTTCATCGTGAACCTAAACGCCAACAGAGGGATTTGAACCCCCATGCCAGATTCCAACCTGACACAATGGTTTTCAAGACCACGCCGTTATAACCGTTTCGGTATGTTGGCAGAGGATGGGGATCTAAAAGACACCATCTCTAATAGTGAAATCCGAATCGACTTCACCTAAATCAAGTTTCTATCCAATCCCCATCATGATTTTTTTAGTTTTGAGTTTAATGTCAGTCACGAAACCAGGAAAACGGACTGACAGAGGTTTGTCGATTTTTGAAAGGTGGTTTTTATATACGGTCAGTCAGCAAAATCAATGATTGCGATAAACCACGATACCGAAAGACCGCAAATGGATTCTCTCGGACTTGAACCGAGGACCGTCCGGTTATGAGCCGGATGCTCTGACCAACTGAGCTAAGAATCCAGAGTGGGGCGTGATGCCGTTAAAACGCCCCAAATATGAAGTTGGTGTTTGGTCTTGTTGCCAGTCCCCATCGGCATACAAGCCAAAAACCCACCGAGCCGTGCGATGGCTCTTAACAGGATTCCCCTAGTGGGTGAAAGGTTGTGTTATCCATCGGGAAAAATGTCCAAAAACCCGATGAAAAGCACCAGACGGGAATCGAACCCGTTTCCGCAGTTTGGAAAACTTCTGTTCTGCCATTAAACTACTGGTGCATATATAAGACCCTGCGTCCGAAAATCAGCGTCTATAGCCGCCTTGTTTCTTGCCATAATCGCCGTACAGTCATGAACTAAACCGCTCAAAGGCAAGCGTAACAAACAGGGTACATATCGGTGTTATTCCTTTGGCATGCGGAAAATATTGTTTCCAGAGAATGGCAATTCTTCGTATGCCGCATGAAGTTCGTCAAAGACTTCTTTTGCGCGTTCTATGGTTTTGTATGAGCCAAGTAAAGCAACTGTATGTCCTATGTCTCCAATAATTTCGTTCCGCTCGTTGATATAGATATAGCATTCATATTCATCAACAGAATCCCTTCCTCTCTGGCTAATAATTCTCATGTCATTCACTCCTTCGGCTCAAAATAATCACAGCCATAATCATATTCCGTATAATCGGTGTAATAGTCACTATTCTCGTTATTGCAAGTGAAAAGCAACTCACGGTCTATACTGGCATACTTGCACTTACCGCAACATTCTTTTTCATCGTACATCTGTAACACCGCCCACTCACTCCTTCAAAGTGTAATCTTAGCAGTTATTATTGAGTCTGCAATAATAGATATCTCCGAAGGGTGCCCGCTCTTTAACAACAAGATATTTGCAGTCGATGCAGGTTGCATAGGGATTATACTTTGGTCTTGTAGAATCTTCCAATCTCTCAATCTCATTTTTCAGGTTTTTGATTTCAATATCTCTTGTATCGACTTCGGATTCCAAATCCTTAATTCTTCTAAATGGGCTTAAAGAAAACATACCGTTCACTCCTTTATGTAGATATGGGCTTTTTGTTTTTGCGGATATTTGTGGGACTAAGCAGGGGCTTTTTCTGATTCCATCCAGACCCCCACCCCCGTCCATTTTCAACGGCGGAATCATCCAAGCCGCAACAACCGCTGTTCATCCGCATTGGCTATAATTTTCTATATTTATTCGCAAAATGATAGTTATGCGAATAGTTTTAAATCAATATCTTGTGTCAAGCATTTATTTTAAACTAGATATTGATTTATTCGTTTCCGCTGTCCGTCAATCTGTCTGCATCTTGTGCAATTTCAACAGTTTTAACCTCGTTCAGTCTTGGAAGTTCGGCAGCTGATAGGGCGGTGCGATGTCTGTTAGCATCTGGCGCATATGGGCTGTTCCAACCGTAAAAGTGATTTAGGATTGCGATAACGCCTACAGGGTTCTGCTTTCCTGTGGCTAGTTTGCCCGATAAACTCTCAAGCCTTACATCTACCAGCTTTTTGTAGATTTTGAAAGCTTTATCACTTAGTTTTTTATTACCATTTCCCCATTCTTTTATTGCATCTCTACTTATCCCCGTTAAAAAACTAAAACCATTGATAGATACTTCTTTATCGTTCATCAGGGATATATATATATATATATCGCAGATATGGTCTACAAGCTCATAGTCATAGGCATTACAATTGCTCATTGCTCCTATACCATTTTTGAATAAAATACTAGATTTTAACTGTTTTGTGTCTGGGAATACATTTTTTTTAATATACATTAGGGCGGCATTCCAGACGCTCTGGGATTCCTTGGAGATATCCGAGATCCCCTTTTCGGCACAGAATGAATCTAGACACGCCTCGATTTCTGAATCATAAATTTTATTTTCCATGCTCCGCGCCTCCTTCCTCGTTCCTGCTGCGGTAAATTAAAAAAGCCACAGAAAAAGATTTTACTCTCATTCTGTGGCGTGTTGGTATCTTAATCAATAATTGGGGTGCCGTCCTTGCCGTTCAGGTCATCCAGAGCAACGGCGTTAGCTGGATGCCTTTTAAATTCAATTTTCTTTCTTGTGGGATATGATACAAAAATTTAATCATTCTGTCAATAGGGAATTTTGTTTTTTTATGATTTAATTGGTTTCTGTATTTGTTTTAAGATTTAATATATTA